GAGTAATATATTAACAACTTTCATTTTGGTTCCTCCTATTTTAAGTGTTAATATCATTAACAAGATAACATATTAAAAGGAAAAATGTATGGAAATTCATAAAAATTGGGTTAGATATACTAAGTTACGGGACATTACGGGGCCAACTGTTGGTGAGCAGGCTGCCTCTGTTGATCATCTACGTAAATATAATACACATAGCGTTGAAGATCAGGTTATGGCTAATCTTCATGACTTTGATGAGCAAATTAATGAATGTGTGGCTAATGGTAAAAAACATTTTGATGGTGACTTTTATATTGAAGTTCTCATAAAAAAAGAGCGTCTTATTTCAGATGCCTATATGAATATATTTGCAGCAAGGCGCACTTGTCCGTCTCCGTTTCATGATCAGATTGTATATAAGTATGTAAAAAATGGGGATGAAATACAATTTTTATGGTGTGTCCCTGACCGAACTGTTTGTGATTATTATAAAAATATAGTGCTTATAGTACCTGAAGATGAAAAAGATATATATGAGCATATTGTAAAATATTATGATGGTACATATGCCAAACTTGCTTTTACGGAAAACAATAAAGATCAAAAAAATATAATTATTGAGGGTTAAATATGATAAACGAAGAAACAATGGATAGTCAGGAAATTCAACCAACTGAATCTCCTCAAGATGAAATGCCTCAAGAAGACATTCAACCAGTTGAAGAGCCACAACAACAAGAGCCGGTACAACCTAAAGGCGATTTTGATGAAAACATTAAATTATTAAGGGAGTCCAAAAAACGTGAGCAGGAACGCGCTGAGCGTGCTGAACGTGAACGAGATCAAATGTTACAATATATTCAGTCTTTAAATAATCCTCAAGTGCAACAACCTCAGCAGCAGCCAACACAGCAACAAAGGAATGCATTAGGACTTAGTGAAGATGACTTTGTAGAGCCTAAACATGTAAACCATATACATGATTCAGTTGAAGGATTACGTCAAGAGGTCAATGAGTGGAAAATGCGTAATGAAGAAACAACTGCTGACTTAAAATTGCGATCAGAGTTTAATGACTTTAATGATGTTGTAACTAGTAAAAATGTTGAAGACTTGTTAGGTCAATATCCTGAGATGTCAGAGATCGTTAGAGGGCAAGCCCCACTATATACTCGTGGCAAAGCTACTTATAGGCTTATTAAAAAGTTTATGAGTGAAAAAGCTAATAAAGCCGTTGCCCAAAGTACTCAAAAAGTAATTGAAAATAATTTCAATAAACCTCGGCCAGCAGTAACAGCAGCGCCAACAAAGACAGCTGATTCTCAATTGAACTATGCAAATCTTTTTGCTAATGGATATACCGAAGAGGTATCTAAGTTTTTACGTAAGCAAATGGATGATGCTATAGAGAGATATAACAATAAAGATTATTGATCTGTTTTCCGGGAGATATGCTAGATAGTTGTAATAATTATCTAGCATATTTTTATTTATATATAATATATTGTAATTGGTTGTATAAGAGCTCGCCACTCTATGGTTGTACGGAGAACGCCACTCCACTTAGCAGTAAAGGAATGTCGCTAATTCCATGGTTAATGTTATTAATAAATATTCAAAGGAGTAGTTTATGTTACAAACTACAAATAACTTGAAGCCAGCTGTAGCTAAGATGTATGGCTATAAGTTGATTGAAGCTCGAGCTAGAGATTTAATCTATGGAATGGGGCTGGAAACTAGAGTTTTGCCTAGAAACCATAGTAAACAAATTGTTTATAGTATGTATGATCCACTAGTACCAGATAAAACACCTCTTGGTGATATGGGTGCTACACCTAAAGGTCAATTGCTAAACAAGGTTGATCTTATCACTCCGATACAGTGGTATGGTACATTTATACCTATGAATGAACAGGTTGTGTTAACTGCTGAAGATCCTGTATTAAATATTGCAGCTGAAAAACTTGGTGTATTTGCTCAAGAAACTGATGACATAATTATCAGAGATGTATTGGCAAGTGTTGCATCATATCAAGATTGTGTTTATGGAACTAATGGTGATGATCCTACAAATATCACAGCTGCTGACATTGCTAAGACATACACAACTTTGCGTAGTGCAGATGCAAAGAGGATCTCTAGTGGTAAAACTGGAACAAATAAATATGGAACATCTCCAATAGGTGATTCGTATTTTGCATTGTGTCACACAGATCTCATTAATGATTTACGTATGATACCTAATTATGTTCAAAAAATTCAGTATTCAAATCAAGATGGAATATTGAACTCCGAAGACGGATATGTACATAACACAAGGTTCTTTGTGTCTTCTCAAGGCTCTATAGACGTAGGTAAATCAGTTAATGATAAAACAATATATAATATAATCACTATAGCAAAAGATTGTGCTATAAGAGTTAAGCTTGAAGGCAATGCACAATTCCTTTATAATCCGCCAATTGATCCACTTCGTCAAAACTTTACCTGTGCGGTTAAGTGGACACAAGCTGCTAGAATCCTTAATGAGTCGTATATGGTAAGATCTCGTGCAACATTACTAATATCATAAGGAGATAATATGACTACAATACAAGGATACTTTACCGCAGATGGTAAGGATAAATATTTGGAAGTGCCTATTGGTGCAGATTGGATTGAAATTCGTAACCTAACAAAGATACGTACAGCAGCTGCTGATACATTGTGTACGTCATATTGGGATACTAATATGACTGGTAACTTTCAGTATGGTGTTGGTGACGTACGTAATGCTGGCCCTGATGCTGTGATTCCACAAGCATTATTAGTTACTACAGGTATTACGGCAATAAATACTAATGATAATCCTTTAAGTGCTAAAGATGCTACTGTGACGGCAGTGAGTGCGGATACACCACCACAAGTAACTGTTAACGATGCTACAACGTATCTTACAGGTGATATTGTTAGATTTGTTAGTGTAACAGGTGCCACTCAATTGAATGGCATGGATTTTACCATAACAAACTTAAACGGAACAACATTTAGTTTGCCGTTTATGGCTACAATTGTAGCAGGAACAACAGGTTCCTTTTATAAGGTAAAATACCCTGAAGTTTGGTATCCAGGTGTAAGGTTTATTACTAACATTACACAGACTGCTCAGGCTGTTATTACAATGAGTGTAACTCATGGTTTTGAGGTTGGTGACAAGGTTAAACTTAAGGTACCAGAAGAATTTGGTATGATTGAGGCTCACAATAAAACTGTTGAGGTGCTTGCAAAGACAACATCTGATACAGTAAATACTATTACAGTTGATCTTAATACAACCACATATACAGCGTTTGCATTCCCATTGACGGGAGTAACGCTGCCAAGTTATGCTCAGGTTGTACCTATTAGTGGCCCAATTACTAATAATTCATTTAGAGGTTTCGAGCTTAAGGCTGGCGCAACTGCTGCTGCTGGTCCTGCTGGAGCTGATGGTGATGTTATACATTGGAAAGCCGGCACAATCGATGCAGGTCCATTTACTTAATAGAGTTAGGAGGGGCTTTTGCCCCTCCGTGTTTAAGGAGACAATATGCCTGAAAAAATAAATAAAAATAAGAAGTCAGATAATAGTTTACAAGCAACATTGGATACGAAGCCTAAGGCTAAAAAAGTTGATGTCGAAATTGTTAATCCTGGAATTGTTAAACGTGACGATGAATTAGTTACTGGTACGTTTAGGAATTTAGAGTCACCCGGAAAAAAAATAAAGTTTAGTTATTCCGATAATAAATTTCCAGCAAGGTTTTATACATTAGAACATGATAAGGAAGCAACTATACCTAGGAAAGTTGCTGATCATTTAAATAGATGTTCGTATACTGATATGAAAACAAAGTTTGATAGTAACGGTAATCCAATTGGTAATGAAGAAGTCGTAGTTCAGAGGTTTTGGTTTAGTAATATGAACTATTAACTATTAACTTGAGGGAGTTGTTATGGCAACACTTTTAGATATTAAAAATAAAGTTAGACGAATAACAAAAATGCCAACAGATACGCAGATATCTGATGCTGAGTTATTGGTTTATATTAATACGTTTTTAACTGAAGATTTACCAAATCGAATACAAACATTTGATTTGAATAAAACTATAAAGTTTGCTACAACTCCCTACGTTGATGCTTATAAAACCACCACAGGTAATTTTGATTTAAACTTAAAAGATTTTAAAGACATGGTTATCTCTATGGATCAACCTGTATATGTATCAGGACAACAAATATTTTTTACACAATCGCCTGAAGAGTTTTATGCTATTTATCCAATGAATAAACTTCATGGTGAAATAGGAACAGGTGATGGTGTAGAGACTGCTTTTACATATATATTACCTAATAAAGTACTACATAATTCGGTTATTATTGGGACTTTGAATGCTAATGGTGAAGCTTTAATTGTAAGAGATTCACCCAATACAGATGCTTTTGGTCGTGAGGCAAATACAGGTGATATGTTAGATCAGGCTGGTAATGATATAGGAGATATAAATTATATTACTGGAGAGTTAGATGTAACATTTGGTGCAGCTCCTGCAGCTAGTGAGAGTATTACTTATGAGTTTGATGCATTTAGTTATTCACAACCAGAGACTATGCTATTTTATGATAATACATTAACATTGCGACCAGTACCTGATGAGGTATATGAGATACAGTTTAATGCACGAATTAAGCCTGATGCTCTTGTAAATAATGATGATACACCTTTAATTGAATCTTGGTGGCAATATATTGCTCTTGGAGCAGCTAAAAAAATCTTTGAAGATTTATCTAATTTTGAAGCTATACAAAACATGATGGCTGAATTTGAACATCAAGAGTCATTAGTAATGACAAAATCAGATTTAGCTAGGTCTAAGCAAGCACCAGCAACACTGTTTAATTCAGTAACATGGTCTAATCCATATGGCTGGTACTATCATGGATAAGTTTTTAATAGCGCCAATCAACTCTGGTTTGCGTAGTGATGCAGTGCCATTTATGTTGCCAGAGGATGCATTTTCTTTATTGAATAATATGTATATATATAATGGTACGATAAGACAAAGGCCAGCAGCAATATTATTAGCTGATAATGATGCCAATGGATTTCAATCTCGCCTTAAAATGAAGATAGGAACTACATCTGGATTAGGTGATGAATTTATAGTTGCAGCAGGTTTTCAAAACGGAACGATTGAACCAGGGCAACAATTTTCAATTGGAAATGATATATTTACTATCTATGAAGCAACTGGATATATGAAGACTACAAATCCTGCAACAACTGGAGTTTATGTTTTATTTCTTAATAATTTGGCATTTACAAATGCAACTCCAAATACAGATGTTTATTGGTATCCATCTACAAGAGTAATGCATTTAACTACATATAATAAACATGGTGATATATTAGAGTTTGCATTTGATCAAGAGTTTGCATATAAATATGCGCCTACTGATCCGAGTGGACCAGGATGGTTAGCCGTTACTGGTAAATGGACAAGTAGTGAAATTATTCGATATCAGTCTGAAAATTACTTTGGTGCATTAGGTGCTCCTGATCCGACTATAGCATATTTATTTGTTGCTAAGTATACAGATCCTGTAAAGTATTATGACTCTACGACAGATTCTTTTGTAGATTTTATTCCAAACTATTCCAATGTTGCTAATACTTCAATTAGACGATGCAAGGTCATTAAGCAATATGAAGGTCGCTTATTTTTAATGAATACTGTTGAGTATGCAGGAACCCCACAGGAAAGAGTATTTAAAAATAGGATTAGATATAGTGAGGGAGGTAATGTATTTGCAGTAGATTCATGGTATGAATCTACCGTGGCAAAAAATAAAGGAGGTTTTTATGATTTGCCAGTAAATGAAGAAATCATGTGCGCTGAAACATTAAATGATAGGTTAATTATTTTTTGCAAAAGTAGTATTTATGAATTAGTTCCAACAGGAAACCCAATAGACCCATTCCTTTGGAATTTAATAGATTCTAATGTTGGTTCAAAAAAAGACAATGTAGCAAAAGTTAATAATACTTTGATGTTTGTAAATAATTTTGGGATATATATTTATGATGGAAAAAATGTTACCAAGATTGATCAGCAAATAGCTGATGATTATGATAATTATGAATATAGACGTGGTGATATTTATAATGATATTGATAATGGTTTAATATATATTTCATCAAATCAATCAATTAATTCAACAGAAGCATCTAGAGCAATAGTATATAATTATATTAATAATACGTTTTCAATATTTACAGATAACTTTAATAGTTTGGGAAATATTGTACATTCTAATGTTGGAGTTTTATATAATAAAAAGTTTACGATAATGGGTACGCAGCAAGGGTATATATTGTTGTTAAGTGAGAATAGCGTTAAAAATGATATTTCATATCATATAACTAATGTACATAGAGTTGATGCTAATAATATTAATTTAACTATATATAATCATAATCTTATAGCAGGTAGAGCTATAAAAATTGTTAATTCAGCGTTAAATGGTTTAAATGGTTCATATATAATTGAAGAAGATGTTGATCTTAATACAATACGAGTTGCCAATAGTACAGTTGTTATAGTTGATGAAACTACTTATACAGGTGATGCAAATGTTTTTTTGATTGATGTAAAAGAAATTGAAACAAAGCAATTTAATCCATATATGGAAAAAGGATATGGTGTATCGATTAATAAGGTTATGTTTAATATAAATAGAACAAATATTAATGGAAAAATTGCATTGTCAACAGCTCCAAATGGTTCAAATGTTGAGACTGAATCTTTTGATTTTTATCTTGGAGATGCAACATTAGATACTATTGGATATAATGCATTAGAGCTACGTCAAAGTCGTATTTGGCACCCTGTATATTTGCCATCAACAGCTGAAAGTGTAGCTCTTTATTTGGCGCCATCAAGAGCTATATTGTTAGATGATGAACAACCGTTTCAAGAGTTTACTATTAATGGAATATTACTTTATACAGAGCCAGCAAAATATATCTAAGGTGTTATATATCTAATTACTAGATGTGATTCAGTATAAGCCGCTAATGCTGCTGTTGTTGTTATAATAATATCAGTTGAGCTAATTGTTATATTAATATTTGGATCACCAGTCATGGATTTTGTAAAAAGACCTGCTGGATCTGTTGCTGTCCCATAAAATTCAATAATCTTATAGCCTGCTACTATAGGTATATTATGAGGAATATTTACGGTTCCAGTATTAGGAAGAGTTCCACAGTCTACAGTCGTATATAAAACACCTTGAGCCTTTGCTGTGGCGTTTAAATACCATTTTTCCGCACTGGGTAAAATGGTATCTGCATAAAGCCCTAAAGGTTTGAGGTTAACTATATCTACTAATTGATTAAAACTATTAAAGATATTAGCTACTAATTCCTCTTGTTTTGGAGTGTATGAAACTTTAGATGCAAAATAATTATATTGTGTTTTCATTTTTTTCCTCTCAATTTATCAAACTTATTATTATTATA